ATTTTTACAGTTGGGGTCTTTAATCATGGACTTAGACTTTTTATGTCTTGAATAACACTTATATACTTCAGTGTATCCATATTTTTTAGTTCCTGATTGGGCCTTGCCATATCTCGCACCACACTCACCACACCATAGCAGACCACCTAAGAGAGTGGACTGAGCATAAGATGCATCTTTATATTTTTCATTACGCTGGCTAAGGAGCTTGTTGGCTCTGTCGAAAGTATCCCGGTCAATGATGGGTTCATGAGTTCCTTGTATCAGCTTGCCATTATTTTTGATATATCCTAAGTAAAGCTCATTACTCATGACCCTTCTCATTTGCTTTGGACTCCAGTAACTGTTGTTATTGTGTTTTATTTTTCGCCTGATAAAATCAGTCTCTATGGCCCTGAGAGGTTCACCATTTAAAAATCTGTCATATATCTCTCTGATTTGCATAGCAGCATAGTTATTAATTACAAGCTGACCATCTATGTAGTCATAACCTATAGGATTCAGACCACCATGCCACTTACCTTCTTTAGCTCTGGCTTCTTTACCCATGCTCATGCGCTCCTTAATCTGTTCACGCTCCAGCTGAGCAAATACAGCTAATATACCTACCATAGCTCTGCCAAAAGGAGTAGAAGTGTCAAAGTTTTCAGAGAGTGATACAAAGTCACAGTTATAAGCTAAGAAGTTATCCTCTATCAGATTCAAGGTATCTTTTTGAGAACGGCTGAGGCGGTCAAGCTTATAAACTACCACTTTATCTATTTTGCCATTACGGATATCAGCAAGCATATCTTGCAGACCTGGTCTATTAGTGTTAGCTCCTGAGTAACCGGGATCAGTATAAGATTTATATACTTCCCACTTCATAGCTTCACAGTATTTGGTGAGTCTGTCCAGCTGTTCACCTATAGAATAGCCTTCTTTAACTTGTTCCTGAGTGGATACTCTTACATACAGAGCGGTTCTAATCACTTGCACCACCTTCCTTTTTATTTCTAGCATTATTTAACTTAGAGCGTATAGTATCTATATCTGTAGAAGCTGGAATAGCTACTATTTCCTCAGCTATAAAACCACTGGTATTAACCTTAACTACCTTAGCCTCTTTGGTGTTATCATCCCAAACTACTAAGTTTAAAGTGGCTGGTGCTTTGGGTTTACTATCTGCAACAGTTCTGGATGCACCTTTGTAATGAGGGATTTTACTTCTAATTGTTTCTCTCATTTGCTCATTATGGTCTGTAATAACTTTGGCTGCTTTTGATGTATGCTTTTCATAAAAGTAATCTACGTTAACACCATATATCTTAGATAACTCATATAGGGTGGTAGCATCAGGAATAGATAACCCTTGTTCCCATGAAGCTATAGCTGTTTTAGTTTTATCTACTTTCTTACCTACCTCAGTCTGAGTCAAACCATGAGAAATTCTTAAATTTACTAGGTTTGTTCTTATTATTTCTCTTATTTCTTCTTTCTTCATGATAAGCACCTCCTTTCATTTGGTACAATTATACTAAAATTTTGTATTATTTAAAATAAAAATTTTTTCAATTATTGAAAAAACTATTGACAATACTAAATAATAGTATTATATTACACCCATGAGTACTAACTGCTAGTGCTCTATAAAAACATTTTAAAGTACTAAGAGTTAGTACTGATAGAAGAGAGGAGGTATATATGTATGTCTTTAGGAGACAAGATTAAAGCTTACATTACAGACAGAGGTATTAAGCAGAGCTTCTTGGCTGAAAACGCTGGAGTAAGTGACTCAGTAATGAGTAAGATGCTGAACAACCAGTTAAACATTGATGCAGTCCAGTATCACAGGATATGTAAAGCACTCAGAGTAGACTTAAATTACTTTTTTGAAGATGAGGAGTAAATATGGTTAAGCATATTACCAAAGACGGAAGACAACTTAATAGTGTTTCTGGAATAGTAATAGGCTCTAATCAGTTTCCTCAGATTTACAAAGTGATTGAACAGATTGAGAAGAGAGGTAATACAGATGGAACTGTACGAACACCAAAAACAAGCTCTTGAGTTTGTAGCAGATAAGAACAGAATAGCTTTTTACCATGACCAGGGATTAGGCAAGACCTTTACCGGGGCTGAAAAAATGCATCAACTGGGAGCTACTGTTAATTTGATAGTCTGCCAGAAGTCTAAGATAGAAGACTGGGTGGAACACTTCAGAACATACTACAGTTATATACCTCAGTTCACTTATGACCTTACGGATGCTAAACAGTTTGAAGCATTTATTAAACATACTCAGTTTATTGGTTCAGATGGAGAGGCTTGCTATGGGGTTATCAATTATGACTTGGTATGGAGAAGAAAACAACTACTACAACTGAAGGACTTCACTCTGATGCTTGATGAGTCTTCACTGATCCAAAATGAACAAGCTAAGAGGTCTAAGTTCATCCTGAAGCTTCAGCCAAAGAATGTGATCCTACTGTCAGGAACACCAACTGCGGGAAAGTACGAGACTTTATGGAGTCAGATGCATCTGCTGGGATGGAAGATATCTAAAGAGCTTTATCTTAACACTTATGTAGATTATCACTGGGATGAGGCGAATGGATTCCCTCTGAGAGTGATAGACGGTTATAAGAACGTGGATAGGCTTAAGAGGAAAATGAGACAGTATGGTTGCCACTTCCTGAAGACTGAGGACTGTATTAATCTACCTGAACAGATAGACCAAACCATAAAAGTGCCAGTAACTAATGAGTATCAGATATTTAAGAGAGACCGTATCTGTACTGTAGAAGATAATGAGCTGGTGGGAGATACAGTACTCACTAAGCTACTTTATCAACGTCAGCTATGTGGTCAGTATAACTCAGACAAGCTGGAGGCTTTCAGAGACTTGGTAGAGTCAACTAATGAACGTTTGATAGTGTTCTATAACTTCAATGCAGAATTATATAAGCTTTGGGATATAGCTGAAGAGTTAAGTAGACCTATATCAGCTGTTAATGGAAATGAGAGAAGTCTGAGAGAGTATGAGACTCAAGATAACTCTATAACGTTTATCCAGTATCAAGCTGGATCTTACGGGCTGAACCTACAGAAAGCAAGGAGAATCATTTATTTTACTCCACCACTTAGCTCTGAGATATATGAGCAGAGTAGAAAGAGAATACACAGAATTGGTCAATCTAAAACTTGCTTCTATTATCATCTGACTTGTAAGGGTTCAGTTGAAGAACGTATTTATAAGACTTTGGCTATGAGGAAAGACTATACAGATGAGCTGTTTAAGGAAGAGGAGGATGGATAGATGAAGAGAATCATATACATGATTGTTGCAGCTATAGGATTTGTTTTAGCTATTGGAACTATAGGAGCTGCTGATATGGAGATAATTAGTTTTAGTCAGATATTATTACAGTCTCTTATAGCTTCAGTATGTGTTGGAGTAGCTTGTTTTGGTCTTAATCTGGAAGAGAAGAGGGAGGCTAATAGATGGCTGAGGAAAAAACATACGAACATAAGATAAAGACTTTTCTAACTAATGAGGGTGCATGGTTTGTTAAATTTTTTGCGAATGGTCACACTCGCTCAGGAGTTCCTGACTTGCTGTGCTGTGTAAATGGTTACTTTGTAGCTGTTGAAGTTAAAGCTTCTAAAGGTCACGCTTCACCACTACAAATTTATCACTGTAATAGGATCAGAGAAGCTGGAGGGTTTGCATTTATCCTATATCCCTCAGGGTTTGAAGAGTTTAAGAAGTTTATTTATGGTCTAAACTGTGACCGGGTCACAGAGTTACCATTAATTTTAAAATAAGAAGGGAGTGATATAGTGGCTAGTTTATATGAATTAAAAGGTGAGTACTTACAGCTACTTAATATGCTTGAAGATCCTGAGATAGAGGATCAGATAGTACTTGATACTCTGGAAGGTATTAACTATGAGCTTGAGATTAAGGCTGAGAATTATGCCAAAATAATCAGAGAGCTGGAAGGTACTATAGAAGTTATCAAGGCTGAGAAGAAGAGACTCAGTGATAAGCAGAGTAAGCTAGAGGACAATGTTAAAAGGCTTAAGGATAATCTACAGGAAGCCATGATAACTGTAGGTAAGACTAAGTTTAAAACAGACTTATTTAGCTTCAGTATTCAGAAGAACGGTGGAGCTTTACCTGTAATAGTAGATGTAGAAACTGCTGACCTACCTGATGACTTAGTTATTATTACAGAAAAGCCTGACCTTAAGGCTATAGGTGAATATTTAAAAACTCATCCCGATACTGAGTATGCCCATTATGGGGATCGGGGAGAGAGTTTAAGGATTAAATAGAAAGAGAGGTTGAAAATGAAGAAAAGTAAAAGCGGTGAGTTTTCGCCTCATATCAATAAAGAGGTAGCTGAAAAGATTAACCTTCTCTGTGGACTTACCGGAGAGAATAGAACTAACTATGTATCAAAGGTGGTCAATGAAGCTGTAGACAGAGATATAACGAACATAAGAGAGATTTTAAAGAAAGAGAGGATAAAATAAAAATGGGAGTGCTAACTTACATTTTGGGAAGAAGCGGAACTGGTAAGAGTTACAGTATGAGAAACTTTAAGGAGGATGAGCTGGGAGTAGTTAACGTACAGGGTAAGATTTTACCTTTTAAGGGTTCAGGCAGCTTTGACATAGTTAATACGGATGACAGCTCAGATATTGTTAAAGCTATAAAGGATATGGCTAAAAAGTACAAAATTATTGTAGTTGATGACTTTCAGTATGTTATGGCTAATGAGTTCATGAGAAGAGCTACAGAGCGTGGATATGATAAATTTACTGAGATAGCAAAGCACGCATGGGATGTGGCTGATTGTGTCAGGACTCTTCCAGCTGATGTAATAGTTTATGTTATGTGCCATACAGACACGGATCAGGATGGCTTTGAGAAGCTTAAGACTATTGGTAAGCTCTTGGATGAAAAAATTGTACTTGAAGGAATGAGTACTATAGTCCTCAAGACAGCTGTCAGTGATGGTCAGTATATGTTCCTGACTCAGAATAATGGTAAGGACACTGTTAAGAGTCCTGAGGGAATGTTCCCGGCTTATGCCATTGATAATGACCTTAAGTATGTGGATGAGAAAATTAGAAGCTACTATGAGCTTGGAGAGTTCCTTACTGATGAGGAGATGAAGGAAAAAGATGCTGCTGTAGCTCATGATGAGGTAGCTAAAGAAGAGCCTAAGAAGAGAAGTAGAAGCCGTGGCAAAAAGGAAGAAGCAGAGGCTACAGAAGCACCTGAGGAAAAAGCAGAAACAGAGACAGAATCAGCGGAAAAGCCAAAGAGAAGTAGACGTATTAATACCACCAACGATAGCGAAAGAGATACAAGCTCAAACGTTTCAGAAAATGAGTCAGGAGACACAGACTCAGAAATGCCTAAGAGAAGCAGAAGAAAAGCAGAAGCTGAAGAAATAGTTAAGGCTGGTGTAGATGAGTCAGGAGAGACTGAGAGCGTTCCCTTTTCAGAAGTTGAAACGCCTAAGCGTAAAAGAAGAGTTAAGGCTGAGGAAGTACCAGCTGAGAAAACTACAGAAGAAGCTCCAGCAGAAGAACCAGTAAGACGTA